TTTTCTAAGTTTTTAGAATACCCTATGCTTTGAAGTGCATTTACAAAAGTATCTATTTTTGCTCTATTAGAAGCATTTGGACTTACTAGTATTCCGTCTATTAAAGCTATATCTACAGCATTACCTAAGAATGTCGACTTGGAGGATTATCATGATGTCCACTAACTGCTGTTGTAACAGATACTACTATTCCTGTATTTTTAGCTGCTTTGTTTATATCTGATAGAATAGTTGGGTTTATTTTATCATCAGATGGGTTACCTTGTCCTATATTTTGAAATTTAATATTACTATATTGTTTTGAATTTGCTGCTGGATAATTATTTCCTCTTACTATTGGAGAAACACCTTGTACTCTGCCATCTGATGTTATAGGAGTATCTTGTGTTCCAAATGGATTTTTAGGAACAGCGAATGATTCAATAGTTGTAATCCATTGATTATCTTTAATCTCATGTGTTATACCGTTGATTAAGAATTCTAATGATTCAGGATAATTTGAAGGTAAAAAATGAGTATCCATAGTATATTTTTGGTATACTTTCATTCCTGAAAGGCCATCTATAGTTAATGTTAAACCAAATGGTAAAAATCCTATAGTAGGAGAACCTATATATCCAGATGGATTATTTAATTGAGCATTTCTTGTTTGAGCATATTGGTCATATTCTGCAAATTGAGTATTTATGTTTTTAAAATTATCAATAGCATTTTGGTCCCATTTTGGTTTTGAACCATTAATTGATCCTAATGTAGTTATAAAAGTATTAAATATTCCAATTTGGTTAACATATTTAGTTTCTAAAGATGGTGGTGGAGTAGTCGCATTAATAGTTAATCCAGTCCCACTAAGCCCTAAAATTTTATTGATATCAAAATCAGATGATGAGATAGGGTCTATTATTTCTTGTTTAACTCTATCTGTTAAACCACGATTTATTGTGGATAATGATGTTGAATCTTGACCTGTTATATAACCATTAGCTTGAGCACCAATAGTAATTAAACTTGCTAATTGTGGTGTAATAGTAGTAGTTAAACTTAAATCCCTAACAATACCTGCTAAATTATTATTAGTTGCTTTATTAAATCCATATAATACAAAAAAAGCATCATTAAATGATCCTGTTGGATTTATTTTTTTTAATAATGTCTCATATCCTGGTATAGGCACATCATCTACAAAAACTATTTTATTTATTTCTTCATTTATTGTTGGTTCAATTTTATTATAGTTTCCTGTAACTTTACAAAAATCAGAGCTAAGTTGTTTTAAAAAATCTATTAATATTATTTTACCTTCATTGTCTATTAATTTTGTTAAAGAACTTACAATGTAATTCATATTAAAATATACATTCATAAATTTCCCATAATAACATTTTATATCAGGATCATAAAATTTAAACTGTTCACCATAATTTAAAATTTCTACTTGTTCTCCATTATTTAATGTATATTTAGTATTAAATAAACATACTGATGGGTCAGCGCTTAGTTGTCTACTATATAATGATATTAAATTTGATTCTATGTCAGTATCAAATGTTATATATTTTGTATTAACATTTCCGTTTTTAACATCAGGTATGATACTATTTTGCAATATTTCTAAAAACCAACCTAACCTAATATAATATTGGTTTCCATTTTTAGTTTCATCATATGTTTGTTTTATTGCTTGTGTTATTTTGGTAAATTTTAAAACACTAACACCTGTAGGAGTATTTGAATCTGATTTTTTATCTAAATCAAGTTGAATATTATACATCATGGTTCCAATATCGCTTGAATTAGCAAAGTTAGCTACAGGGTTTTGTTCTGTAGGAGTAGTGCTAGTTGATTTTGGAGGAGTAATTTGTAATTTTATATTTCCAGTTAGTATATTTACTTTAAGAGATTCAATTATATCTCCTATTGTCCTAACAGTAAGTGTAATATTATAACTTAAATCTCGATCTAATGTCCAAGAAAAGTTAACTACTTTACCTAAAGCAGCATCATAGTTACCACATGACTTTAAACGATATTCTTGAATTTTAGGAAGTATAGCATCCCATTTATATACTCCTTTAAGTTTATTTAAACCTAAAAATTCTTCAACTAAATTATATGGATTATTTGTTTCTAATGGTTTATTTATATCATTATCATAATACATTGTATTACCCCATTCTATTAAAACGGAATAACCTAAACTTAAATATAATGTATTTATAATATCGAATTGTGTTCTATTATAAGCTTTGATCCCAATAGTGGCTGTTTTAAGTGAACCTTTATTTTCTGTTTTAATATTAAATGAAGTAATACCAGGCATAGGAACTAAACCAAATTCTTCAGATCCACCTAAACCATAAGCATTATTATTATGTATTGACTTATCAGTAGCTATTCCAGAACGTAATCCTGCTTTACCTATCCCATCTGAAACACCTCCAAATAGAATATATTGTCTAGCTAAATCAGAATTTATTAATTGAGCATTTTGTAAAGGAGCATTTTTAAAAGCATAACGTGTAGGATCAACATCTACTGAAGATATTAATCTAACCCACCCTGTATTTGAATTCATCCAAGTAAGAAGTTCAGGGTCCCTGTTGGGTGTTCCTTTTTTCTTTTGACGAGTATTTATTTGGTCTACTATAGGTTGAGGAAAACTTTCTCCTACTATATTCATAACTTTATTGGTTTATTGAGTTAAAATCATTTATGGTTGATTGTGGATATGCTGGTATTCTAATTTGTATTCCTTCAGGTATTACTAGAGAATTTTGTGGTAAGTCTGAAGGACTAGATGTACCTGCGGTTCCTGTATTAGCTATAGATATTATCCACCATAATGAACTGTCACCATAATATTGATTTGCTAAAATATCAAATCTATCACCTTGTGTTGTATAAACGTAAATATCATCCGAACTTAAAGGAACTTCAGGGTAACGTGAAGTTCTATAAAGTGGGCGTTTGTTTATTACAGTTTTAGGTATATTTTGGTATCTGTTCATTATTAATTATATTAAAATATTTTATTATGAATCATAATTATTATAAATAGTTCCATTATTTAACGCTATAAAACGTTCAGGACCATACTCATTATTATCTATAATAGATGCTGCTGTATTACCATTTACTGATTGTTTAGCTGGTATAAAGTTTTGTATTGGTATAAATGTAAAACTAGATACTCTAATAACATGAGGTAATTCTTTTACACTTGAATCATAATTAGTAGCATCATCATTTATTCCTATTTCCCAAGGTGTGTCTTCTTGTATATCGTAAACTAAACCTGTTATAATACCAACTTGTTCATATAAATATCCACCTACAGTAAGTTGTACTAAATTACCAGTCATATAACCAAGATTTGTATAATCTGGAGCTATGTTTGAAGCTAAGTAATTTAATTTTTTATATATTGGTATAAGTTCTTGTTTTGATTGGGCTGCTATAGTCCAACTTAAAGATATTGTTCGTGTAAAATTACTATATGTATAAAAATTTTCACCTCTACCTAAATATGTTGCTGAATTCCAAGTTGCGTTATATGAGTCTGAAAAGTTATTTAATGCTGCTCTAAAATGCATAAATGTTTTTTGAGAAGGATTATTGTTATGTATAGATGCTATTCTAAATTTTACAAGATCATTTGTAATTTTTTTACCTATATCACTTGTATCTACAGCTGTACTTGAATACAATGCTAAAGCAGTTATTTTATCTACGGGTTGGGCTATTTTATTACTATTTAATATACCACCATTGGTGTAAGATATTAAATTTTTGTTTGTACTATTACCCGGGTCACCCATATTTACTCTACCTTCAATAGTTTTATTTTCAGCTACATTATACAATGGGGCATTAGACATAATAGAAGAACTTATTAATCCTTGTCTTAAAATTGCTCTAAAATCTTGAGTTTTTGGAGCGCCAGGACTTGATAGAGAACCTCTTATATCTTTATTTAAATCACCACCTTCAAGAGCATTTAATTGATTTTGAGTGTAAGTAAGAGAATCGTTTGTAAATGCTACTGTAGTATCAGTTTCTAATGAACCTGTTTTATAAACATTATATGATATTCCTGGTTCATAAGAATATGTTCCTGAATATATTGTTGAATTTAAATTACTTACTTCATCATTATTTTTATTAAATAAATTATAGGCATTTGTAGCACCATTATATGGAATCCAGTTTTTTAATACACGAACCATTCTAGTAGTTTGGTAAGTTCCATTTATAATTTCTTTACCATTAACATTATTAATACCTGTTCTTTGGTCAGCAAATCTAATATTAGTACTTCCTATACCTAAATCTGAACCAGGACCACCATCATATGATAATATATTAATGTCATTGCTTGATGAAACTATTAAAGTATTATAAAGATTAACTAATCTATCTTCACCAGATGGTTGTGTAGTTTTTTGGTTGATTATATAAGGACCATATAAATTAAAGTTATTAGTAGCATAAGCACCAGTATCATCAAATGGGTTTCTACCTTGTTTAAGTAAATGACTACCAAACGCTACAATACCAGCTTCAGCTAATGTTGATAATGGAGTATAAATTCCTCCATTTAATATATCAGATGTTTGAGTTTGAACTGCTGTACGTGAAAGTAAATTTTGTTTAGTTGTAAAAAATAACCCATTTGGGGTTTTTAAATCAGTAAACATTTTACTTAAACGTAAAACATCTGTAGCTGAATCGGTTATAGCGTTTATTCCGCCTTTTAATATAAAATCATAATTGGCATTTCCTACATCAGATGTCCCATTAGGAATTGGTGTAGTAATATATGGTTGTCCACTACTACCTCCATAAATCCTATCATTTCCGTATTTTAAATTACGTAAATTAGTTTGTAGGTTAATTAAAGCCATTAATGAGGTAGATGATTAATATATTGAGATGGTGTTGCTCCGTTTAAATCTAATTGAGATGGTTGAGGTAAAGCATTAGGCGCATCATCAATATATTCATTATATGCTGCGTTTACTGTTGGGAAATTAGCACCATTTAAAGAATATGATGGTTGATTTCCATCAGCATGTAATTTAGATTGTTGAGTTGCGCCTGGATTTATTGTTGGAGTTGCTCCGCTAAATCCTAAATTTGAAGCGTGTGATGTTAATAAATTTAATAGTCCCATGTTGTTTTTTGTTTATAAATATTAAAAGTTATTGAATCTTATATGAACCTACAGCCATTGCTGTACCCATTTTTGTACCATTTAAAGTTATTGTACCTTCTTTGTTTAGTATTGCGGTTAATATTTGTTTCATTTCTTTAAATTCATTCATTAATTGATTAAGTGGTATTACAGCTTCAGGTCCTGCTTCACCTACTAAAGCATGAGTAGGAGATGTTATTTGTTTCATTTCTTTAAATTCATTCATTAATTGATTAAGTGGTATTACAGCTTCAGGTCCTGCTTCACCTACTAAAGCATGAGTAGGAGATGTTACTATACCTCCATCAGCCATTGCTACATTAGGTCCAACTATAGAATTAGTTAAGTCTGGGGCTTTTATTTCTCCAATATTTACTCCAGGAATCTTATTAAGTATTGTTGTAAATGAATTAATTAATGTAACAATTCCATCAAGTAGTGCTTGAAATGGACTTAATACATAACGTAATAAAGATACTCCTATTTTTTTAAATCCATTTGTAATATCTCCATTCATTATATCTATAATACCAGAAAATATACCTTTAAGTGCTTTTAATGGTTCAGATATAAGATCTCTTATAACTACTCCTATTGCTTTTAAATCATTAATTATTGGTTGTAATAAAACATTAATAGCTGGTAATATTGTATTTATTAAATCCATAAGTGGACTTACTATAGCTAAAACTGGTTCAGCTATACTTACAAATATATCTTTTAATTTATCTACTCTATTATTAAATCTTTCTTGAATAGATTGTTGAGCAAATTGATTAGCCAATTGTTCATTACCTAAACGTTTTTTAGCTTCTTCTAAACCTACTTGTTTAACTAAATTATTAAATCTTTCTTGAGCAGTTTTACCTTCTACCTCAGATAATTTAGCTAATGCTTCTCTATCCATTAATGATTGAGCTAATTCTTCTCTAGTTAAACCAGCAGCTTTAGCTATAGATTCTTGTTGTATTCTATTCATTTTAGCAAAATCAACAGATGTACCTACTTGTTTTGCTACTTCAGCTGCTGCTCCCGCTATATCATTATTTAATGCTAATTGTCTTGCTTTTTCAAGATTAAGATTTTTACCAGTTATTAATTCTGCTTCAAGTTCATTTGAAATTGATGATTCAAAATCTAACAAACTTGAAGATATATGATCAGCTTGTGCTAATGTTAATCCAAATTGTTTAGCTTGTATTACTGATCTAGCTAATTCATCCGCACTTCCTCCTAGAGATAATTTAACAGCTGCACTTGTTTTACCAACTTCTCTTAAAATATCTTTTTCATTTACAACTAATTTATTTTGAGAAGCATATGCTTTAGCTCCTCCTAAAATTGATGCTGTATTATCTTCTAATGTTTTATTGTTTATTAAAGATAATTTTTGTATATCAATTAACTCATCATTAGTGTAACCTGCTTGTTCTCTTAATTTAGTGAATGTTATTAAATCTTTAGTATTTAATTGAGCATTAGATCCTAATGATTTTCCTACAGCAATTAAACTCTCATTAAGTCCTTTAGTATTAATAGCGGCATCTAATGATAAATTTGCAGTTTCGTTTAATTTTCCATTTAACGCAACTGCTTCTTGATAGCTTAAATTAAATGATTTAGCTAGATTACCTGCTGAATTGTCTGATATTTTAAGAGCATCTATGAATAATTCAAATGCTTTAACTATGAGTAATTCTGGGTCTAGAATATTTTCTATTAGATTTGTTCCTAAATCCTTAACTAGATCTTTGGCTATACCTAATCTATCGTTTGTAGAGATTTGAGTTTTAAGAGTTTTATTACCCCACTCGGCATTTATTTTTTCAAGTTCTATTTGAGATTTTTTAAGTTCTATTCCTCCAAAACCAGCTTTAAGTTGTTTATCACTTAAAAAACCTCTTTCTTTAGTAATTTTATTAATTAATTCTTCTCTTTTAGCTTCAACTTCTGGGTTACCAAGTGTTTTAACTAAGTCTTTTGCTTTTGCTTTTGCTTTATCTAAAGCATCGTTTATACCTAATTTTTCACCTAAAGCACCAAATCCTAATTTAGATAAAGCACTAGATAATGATTTAACAGTGGCTCCAGTAATACCTAAAGCTTTTTCATAATCTTTTTCTTCTTTTATTCTTTTATCTAAAAGATTATTTATGTCATTAAAAATATCAAAGTTTTTTGATAACCCTACTAAAATAGATTTTTGATCTTCAGTGAGTTCTTTACTAGCTAGAATTTCTTGTTCTGATTTTCCAACCATATCTTTTTCAATTTGTAAACGTTCCGCGTTTATTTTTACTTCTTCTTGAAGTTTAGATAGTTTGGTTTTATAAGAATTTAATTGTTTTTTATTAAGAATATCTATTTCTTGTTGATCATATTTAAGATCTTTTACTACTTTAGATATTCCAATAAATGCTGAAGTTGCATTTTTAGTAGGTGTTTGGGTTTTCTTTAATTCTTGAACTATAGATACTAATGTATTTTCTATATTTCCAAAACCATCTTCTAAATAAGTCATTTCTCTTTTAGTTTTATCTAAAAGATCATTCATTATTGTTATAGCATTATTGGCTTCTTTGATATCATCCTTAATATTAAAAGTAGGAATTTTCTTATTAGTAAGTTTTTCATATTCTTTTGAAAGATCTTCTAATGCTTTTTTAGCTTTGTTTATATCATCGAATGCGGCCATCTATATTAGATTTTGTCATAAATATTAAAAGGCCTCATTTTTTTGAGGCCTTTGCTTTGGTGACATATGTTGGGGGTGTTATAGTTTTATCAGCGTTTGCTTTTTTCATAGTTTGGATTGATTTTTCCATATTTTTGTCTTGATTTTGACTATTTTGTTTTTCATAAAAATCTTTAATTTTATTAAAAGTAAATTGTCTTAACCAAATAGGCATATTATATATAGTGTCATAATCATATCCTCCATTACCATGAAATATTATTTCATGTATTTGTGTGAAAAAAGATACTCTATAATCAAGCGTCAGGCCAAAAAAAGTTAGTATTAATTGGTACGACAACATCCTCCTCGGTGTCGTCTGATAATGTTATCTTAGATTTTAATATAATATCTGGTTGAGTATTATTTAGGTGTTCTCTAAATGCTTTAGAATCTTTAGCTAAAAAGTAATTATCAACAAATTCTCTAATAGTTTTAATATCATAATCTCCATTAACTGAAGTAATAGCAAATTTTAAACGAGTAGAAAATTCAGGTACAAAATTTTTATTAATCTTTCTAAGACCATCTAATTCAGCTTGAATTGCTTTTTCGTCTTTATTAGTTAATATTTTATATGTTATTTCTGTTCCTGTATTAGGTAAAGTAAATTTAAATGAATTTTGACCTGGGGTTATATTAGTTTCATCTATGTAACGTAATGGGCATTGTGTTAAGTCTATTGTTACATCTTCACCATTATATTTAAATGTATAATCTTTACCATATCCTAAAATACGAGCGGCTACTAACACAGCGTTTTTATCTCCTATTATTAAATCATCGTAATCTACTTTTGATACAATTAGAGATTTTAATAATTTTTCTAATACAACACCTTGTTTAATATAATTTTGGTTTGTAAGAATATCTTCTTCTTTGGCAGTCATATATTTCATTTCTATTTTGCCTGAAGATAATGGATTTGATTCGGGGTAAACTAAACCTTTTGAAGGTAATTCAACCATTTCGGTTGGAAAATTAAATTTGTTGTCCATAGATTGTTTTTTATAACATTATTTAGTGTCATATATAAATATATGAAAAATAAAGAAGCTCACATAGAAATGTGAGCTTTTAAAAAATCAATATGAATAATATTTGACGGTATTCTTAGAAGTTAAGAATGCAATAATCAGGTTGAACTGTTATTGTAATATTTTGAGCAGTTGATTCGTTATCCCAGTTATATTCACCAAAGTTAGCTTCTGTAATAAGAGCACCTTTAATAATCCATTCACTCACAATATCACCTACAGGACCTAAAATATCGATAGTTAAATCTTTTTTATAGAAATCAGAATAACCATCACGACCAGTTACTGATTCGTGATGTAAACGTACCCATTCCATTGCTGATTGAGCACCAGAAGGAGTAATTGGATCAAATAAAGTCATTGTAATTGTACCCCATTTAGATTTACCCTTAACAAAACGTTGAACGTTCATATGGTTAAGAGCGATTGTTTCTTGAGTTAAAGTCACAGCGCTTACTGCTTTGATTATATATGATGGGAATCCATCAACATACATTATAAACCTGTTTTGTTGTTTAGGTTCAAATGCTGTAAAGAATATTTCGTTTGGGTTTAATACTGCCATTTTGTTTTGTTATTTATTTTCTGTTTATAAATATTATCGCTTTAAAGAAGGTAATTACCTTCCCTTAATATTAAGGGAAAGTAACTCCTGTTGGTAATATATTAAAATCTAAGTAAATGAATTCAGCAGTTTTAGTTGGTTGAATATAAATTTGACCTACTAATTGGTTTCTATCTATAACATCTGGTGTGTTATTTGAATCATCCATTACTACTTTAAATGCGTATAAACCTTGACGTTGTTGAACTGATGTTAAATATGGGTTTACTTGGCTTAAGAATTGGTTTCTTGTTGCTGTTGTATTTTGTTGGAATACTAAATTTTGAGCAACTTGAGAGATATAAGATTTAAGAGCAATTAATAAACGACGAACATTTACTCTATCTAAAGCACTTGCTTTTGTTTGTAATGTTTTCTGACCGTATACTACAACTCCAGTACCTGGGAATGTTGCAATTGGGTTTACTTTACCTGTATATAAAGTATCTCTGTTACTTTGAGATAATTTTTGAGCAGCTCTAATTACTGTAGATAAACCACCTCTGTTTATACCTGCTGGAGCAAACCAAGGTTCACCTACACTATCGTTATAAGCATAAACACCACCTATTAAAGTTGAAGCTGGAACCCATACGTTTTTACCTGAATCTGGGTCTACTACTAAACACCAAGGCCAATATGAAGTAGCATATGAAGTATTTCTTGTTTGTGCTTGAGATACTACAGCTGATGGAGTATTAGTTGAATATGGTACTAAGTCTAAAATAAATATATTATCACCTCTATTTTGAGTGTTGTTTATAATTGATGTTATTTGTGATGTTTGTAAACTATCAAATAAACCAGGAGTTAATAAAACATTAAATTTATAGTTATCAGAATTTGATAATAAATTAATCATGTTTGTATAACTAGCACTTGGAATACCTTGTGATCTATTACCATCACTAATTTGATCATAATATTGACCATTAGTCATTATTACACCTTGAGCATTACCAAATGAACCACTGTTATTTACTGGTAAAGAACCAGTGAATGCTGATACAGGATTACCATTATTATCAAAATAGTGAGGTGTTGGTAAATCTACTGAAGAAATTCTAACGTAGGCGCTTCTGTTTGGATAAGAACCAGAAATTTCAGTTTGGTTAGTAGTAGCGTTATAGTTTACTGTATAATCACCTATTGCTTTAGCTATGTAGTTAGGAGCAAATGGATCTAATGATAAACCAGTCCATGTTTCTAATATAATTGGGTTATTTGTATTATCATCACCTCTTCTAATTAATAAATCAAAAGTACCAGCAGTAAATGAAGTGTTAGCGACTTGCCATCTGATATTATCTGATGAACCACTTACTAATGAACCACTAGGGTCTACTGAACCTGAGTTGTTCATTATATTACCTTTAGATAAGGTTTGAAGAGAAAATGATTGTGTAGTTGCTGAACCTGTAGAAGCTATAAAAAGACCAGCTACAGAACTAGAATCTGTAGTAGCTGATGTATATGTACCACTTACTACTCTTGCTACAAGTAATGTTTGACCACCATTATTAAAGTAGTTATAAGCGGCAATTGATGTAAAATAAGTATACACTTGGCTAGCACTAGTAAAAGTAGTACCAAATGTATTTTGATAATCACTATAAGATGTAACAATTGTTGGTATTTCTACTTGTCCTTTAACGGTAGGACCTATAATAGCTGCACCAACAGTTACAGGCTGTTGGGTGATAAATGATTGGTCATTTTCTATCGCTAGTACACCAGGAGAATTTAAATTTGTCGCCATGTTTTTTAATTAATTTAAGTTTGTAGTTTTGTTATAAATATTATAAAACTATTCAAAAAACTAGGAAATTGGTGTGAACTCTCCTTTCTCCATATTTATTGTTCCTACTCCATATTTTGTTTGAAGTTTGGAACTAATTTCAAATTCTTGTCCTTTTAGTTTAATTAAATTTGCTTTTAATTCTTGTTTTTGATGTTCAAGATCTTGAAGGTTGTATTCTAAAATACCAAATTGTTCAATTAAAGATGTTTTTTCTTTTTGAATGTTTTTAATTTCTTGTAATTCTTCTTGTGTTAAAACTTTTGTTTCCATATTTTATTTATTTTTAAATACTGTTTATATAATTTAATTTTGTATATTCTACTTTAGCGAACCAAGCTACATTATAAGTACCACTACCTGTAACATATATTGCTAACATATCATTAATATCATCAGCGGCTGCACTTGCTGAAAAAGAAGTAGCAGCACCTGTTGTTGGAGATAATGTAAGAGAACTACCATCAAATACTGTTGTACCACCGTAATTTTTTATCACTGCATTTCCTTTAAATACTCTACTAGCACCATTTAATCCAGCATCTAATAATGTTCCCATAACTGTTATATCTACAAAATAAGCAGTATTTGAAGGAATTGTAAAATAATCATTACCCAAACTAGATGAAATAAGTAGTTCTGCAGGAGTTGTACCTGAAGTTTGGTTAGATAGTGATAAAATACCGTATTGTCCTAAAGGAGTACTAGATCTAGCCCATTCACTTATATGACTTGTATAAGCAGATATACCTCCAGCATGTGAATATGATCCAGAAGATATTGTACTATATCCTTCAGCATGAGAATTAGCTCCAGGAGATACAGTATTGGATCCTTCAGCATGTGAATATACACCAGAAGATGTTGTATAAAAACCTTCGGCATGTGAAGAATAACCATTAGCTAAAGTAGCGAATCCTTCAGCATGTGAATATAAACCAGAGGCTGAAGTATTTATTCCTTGAGCAAAAGATCCAGTTCCTGAGGCTACTACATTGTCTCCCATTTCAAAGGAACGTAGGTTATAATTGTATCGGAAATTACTAGAACCTGAAAGAGTAGAACCACTATTGAATTGTATTTGTTTATCTGCTCCACCAGCACTTGATAAAGCATAAGATGCTGTTAAAGCATAAGAAGCACTAGTTGATTGAGATGAATTTGCCGCCCAACTTGAAGTACCATAAAATCCTAAAGAAGATGAAACACTACCAGTAACATTTAAACTTCCAGTTATACTACTTGAACCTGATAAAGTAAATGATCCTGATAGGACTATATCATAAGCTTGAGCGCCTGTAAAAGCATCGATTGATTGTGATACATGCCATGATTCAATAGTATAAGTTTGTGCTATTTGGTCTACACCAGGGTTAAATATATTTTTTAATGTATTTGCCATTAATTTTTATTATAAATATTTAAAAAAATTTAAATACTACCACTTCCTGAAACTAAAGTAAGTCCTAGTTGGTTTGCTACATAGGTGGTTGGGTAAGAGTTATTACCGTCCCAATTTGTGTAGTTAGTTCCTGCTATGGCAATGACTCCGCTATCGTGTACAACACCGGATTCGTCTAAGACTTGCCATGATACTTTACATGCTCTATTAAAATCATCAGATATACTAGAAACTGATAGTTTGGTTACGTTTACTGTGTCGCTATATTTCCATTTTACTGGGGAAATGTTTGTTGTCATATTTTATGTTTTTAACAAGTTACTTGATTTAAAGGTACTCCTAATGTGTCTATTTGAAAAGAAAACCCCTTATCTATGTAATAATACCAAAGATTATTTCCGTTAAAAGGTGTTCCTGCTGTAGCATGTGTTATGGTATAGAAATTACCGTCATAAGGAGACGTATAAAGGAATCCTGTATTAGGGTCTGTAGGTCCGTTTGTACAAGCATCTAATGAACTTGCATAGGGTGTTAAACAAAAGTTTTGTGGTGCATTAAAACCTAAACCTATAGACGTTCCTAGAATATTGTTTATTTCTTTAATGGATGTACCTGGAGCTCCTGCCTTCGAGATGTTTACCCCATTGATTGTTCCTAAAACCAAAGTCGCATCTATGCCGTTTACTACTCCCATGTTTTTATATTTTTATAATACTATGTAATCGTCTGATGGGTTAAAGTATACTACAGCGATGTTAGAACTAAAAGAGTTTCCCCACCAAAATAAAAATCCTACTTTTCTTACCACTTCACCCGGTGTAAACGATGAAAGTATATTTGTTATGTCTGTAATGTTTCCAGGTAT